ACCAGATGTTATACAAAATTACAATGGTTTATATATGCAATATTTAGAGCGTCTAAAAGATCTAGGAGAAGCTAGAGAAAATACAGACGCTTTTAAAACTGGTCTTCCGTCAAGACCACGAACTTAGAGAAGGAGTAGAAAATGGCGACAGCAAATGCAGCAACCACATATTTAGAAAATAGACTTTTAAATTTTCTTTTTAAAAACAATGCAGCACAAGGTGGAGTAACTTTTGCTTCACCAGGAGATGGCATCTATGTTGGATTAGCAACAGCAGTATCAAACTTTGGTAATACAACTGGTGAATCAGGAGATCCTGTTATTACAGAAGCTGATTTTACTAGTTATCAAAGAGTACAAGTAACAGCAGCTAACTGGACTTTAACTGCTGAATCAGCAGACACGCAAACAATTAAAAATGCACAAAACATTACTTTTGATGCGTCTACAGGTGGAGGAGATGATGTTATAACTCATGTGTTTGTAACCACTGCTGCTAGTGGCAGTTTAGATGTTGTGGGTGCTGGTGGTAACGTACTATTTATCGGTAAGTTAGACGTAGACAAAACAATACAAACTGGTGATATATTTAGAATAAATCAAAATAATTTGACTATTGAGTTAAAGTAGTGGCATTTGTTCTATCAGATAGAATAAAAGAAACAACAACCACAACAGGCACTGGAACTTACACTTTAGGTGGCGCAACAACTGGTTTTGAAACTTTTACTGCTAATTTAAGTAACGGTGATACAACGTATTATTGTTGCACTGATGGAACTGATTTTGAGGTAGGGTTAGGTACTTTTACTTCTTCTGGTACTACCCTTGCCCGTACAACTATTTTATCAAGCTCGAACTCTAACAATGCTGTAAGTTGGAGTTCTGGCACAAGAAATATATTTTGTACATTACCTGGAGCTAAAGCTGTTTTTAAAAATGGTGACGGAGATGTTATTCTTGCTGACAACGAAGAAATAAAATTAGGTGCTGATGGTGATTTGGTAATACGACACGCTGGAAGTAATAGCCTTATAGAAGATAATGGTGGTGGTTCATTAATAGTTAAGGCAAACCCTGTATTTTTATTAGAAAAATCAGGCACTTCAGAACGAATGATTTTAGGTAATGCTAGTGGTTCAGTAGAACTTTATCATAACAACGTTAAAAAATTAGAAACTCGTTCAGGTGGTGTTACTATAACTGGTAACTTACAATTTGCAGAATCACATGGCTCTGACAGTAATACACAAATATTTACAGAAACAGAACAAACAAATAATCAACAAACAAATTTAATAATACAGGCAGGTGATGATGCTACTAGTACTAACGAAGATTCTGTAAGAATACGTCATAGAAATTATGGAAATGTTTCACCACAAGATTTTGATATGGCAATATTCAAAAGAAATGTCTCTGATAATACAAAAGCAGATATCAATTTTAATGGTGATTTATCACTTACGTCTACAGTAAATGGTGGTCCAATACTTAACTTAGTATCTAATGACCATAGTGATGCAGGTGATTTTGACCCTGAAGCAACAATAGTATTTAAAGCAGACAATGATGCAAATGAAGAAACAAGTTTTGCAGAAATAAAAATGATTACTGCAGATGTGTCTGATGGAACAGAAGATGGTAGACTTAGAATTAATTTGCAACAAGGGGGTAATGGTTTAGTAGATTCTTTTCAATTATCACATACCGTTTTATTTTTAGAAAATGATAATCATGCTATTAGATGGAACAACACAAAAGGAACTAACTTTGATATAGATTTAGAAACACTCACACCTACAGCAGACAGACATATTTACTTACCTAATGCTAGTGGTCATGTACAACTTAATCAAGGTGATGGTGAATCAAACGGAACTTTTCAAAACTTTCAACAAGATTATCAATCAAGTAGTTACTTTGTAGCTGGTGAATATATTGAAATTGCAACCATTAATCCTAATACTAATAGTTCTAATTTTAATTTTATTGGAACTATGATGGCACAAGTTAGTCAAAATATACAAGTGTTAGATATTAGAGTAGGTATTCGCTATTCTAGTTCTGGAAGTATTTCTAGAGAAATTGGATATACTTCTCATCAAATAGGTTCTGATTATATAGAACCAGTGTTGTGGATCAATACTTCAACTAATACTATTAAACTACTTATGAAAGCAAAGACTGGTAGCATTCATAAAACTGGTGTTAATTTATGTTTCTTTCAGCGTGGTAATTATGATGATACAACTTGGAATACTACTGTAATTCAAGATACAACTAGTGTGCCTTCTGGCTATACTGAATATACTGGTGAAAAAGTTGCTAGTTTTATAACAAATGGTGCAGTAGAGTTATACCACAATAATGTTAAAAAATTAGAAACTACATCAACTGGTGTAACTGTTACAGGCTTATTATCAGCAACAACTAAATCGTTTGACATTAAACATCCAACTAAACCAAAGATGAGATTAAGATATGGATCATTAGAGGGTCCAGAAAATGGTGTGTATGTTAGAGGAAGATTAAAAAATCGTCATGTAATTAATTTACCAGACTACTGGACTGGTCTTGTACATGAAGATTCTATAACAGTTAATTTAACACCTATTGGAAACCATCAAGGGTTATATATTGAAAGTATAGAAAATAATATGGTGTTTGTTGGTGGAGAAAATAATGATAAAATTGATTGTTTTTATACTGTTTACGGTGAGCGTAAAGATGTAGAAAAGCTTGAGGTAGAATATGAGAGTTAAGTTTGAGATAGATTCAGATAATAAAATTATCAATGTAGATGATGATTATGATAATACTGATATTTCTATTAACCTAAATGAAGATGGGAATAAGGTTGTTACAATTCTTATTAATCGTGAGTTAGTATTAGATGGCGATGAGAGAGATATGATACCACCGATTGAGGAAACTGAATAATGGCAGCCTATACAAGTACACAATCAGGCAACTTTACAGCTTCAGCTACTTGGGGAGGGGGAGGATCACCATCTGCTAATGATGATACATTTAATATTGCAGCAGGTCATACTGTTACATTAGATACTGCATTTAGTATTTCTTCTGGATTTGGTGATTCATACATTTATGGTATGTTAAAAAATAGTCAGTCATCAAATACAGAATTAAGAATGAATGGAAGACTTTATATCAAAGGTGGTGGCTGTTTACATCTTTGTGATAATAGTGGTGCAGTAACAACTAAAATATTATTTGATGGTAATAATAGTGCTCAACATGGATTGTGGCAAGAAAATGAAACAGACGCACATATGGTTTTAGAGGGGGTTGATGGAATGCCTTCAACGACATTATCTGCACAAGAAAACGAAAACTCAACTTCATTAGCAGTTGCAAGTGCATCAAACTTTGCTGCTGGTGAATGGATTGCAGTATTTGACCATCAAACTGCAATGGGTGCTTCTAACGGTGCTGGTCATTCTTTAAGAGATGAAGGGTTTGTTATTCATGATATAGATGGAAATACTATTTATTTTAGGCATTTTGTAGGTCCAGATGATGTAACGATATCTTCTGTTAATGGTGCAACGATTACAGTTAACAACGCTAAAAAACATAGATTTGGACAATATGTTATATTTGGAACAGGTTCTAATAGAAATGTTAAACAAATATCATCTATTAATTTATTAACTAATGAAATAACTCTTGATTCTGCTGTTACTGGTTCGGTTGTTGGTGAAATTGTTTATTTAACTGGAACGGAAAAGATTCATATATCTGGAGATAAAGTTAGAAAAGTAGCAACAAGAATAACAAGTGAATCTACTGGTGCAACAATAACAGTTGCAAACGCAAATAAATTTGCAGTAGGAGATGAGATATTTTTAGCTTATCCATATCAAGATTCAGACGGAACATCAAATATAGGTTATAACGCATATGAATACAAGCACACTATTCAAAGTATAAATGGCAATAATATTACATTATCAAGTGCTCCAGCTTATACTGCAAGAGTGAATGCGTTTGTTACACGTCTTACTCGTAATATTATAATAGGTGGTTTGACTACTTCAGATAGAACATATTACTATAATGAATATTTAAGTGACGGTGACTATAGTAAAACAACAATTATTAAAGATGTTTATTTTAAAGATATAGGAAATACAAATAATAATGCTTATTCAGGATGGTCTTTAAGAGGTAGAGGTAACTCACAAGTATCACAAGTTAACAATAATGGAATTAGTGTATCTCTAACAGAACAAATACCTCAATGGCAGCGACAACCTTGGTTAGAAGGATTTACTTGTACATTTGTAGCTAATAGAGATCATTCAGGTATTTGGCTTTGGCAATCAAGATATGCTCAAGTTAGATGTGCTATATGTTACAATTCAAATGACGGACTTCATTCTTGGTGGGAGTCTGGTCAAGCATTTTATAACTCTATTGCTGTAAGAGGTGATCAACGAGGTGCTCGGTGTGATGGACAAAGAGAATATCAAGAATTTGCTTATAATTATCTGCATAGAAATTATTATGGAATGTCTCATAGTCCAACTGAATATGAACCAAATGCTGGATATCATCATTGTATAATTGACACTACTAATCATTATGGAATGAATTCAAATGGTGCAGATAATTATAAAGCAGATGGGTTTTACGCATGGGATGTTAAAGGCATTAGATACGGTCTTGCTGGTAAACAATGGAAAATGTTATATTCTAGAGTAAGAGAACAGACAACTTTCGAAGCAGTAGATGAGGCTGGAGTAGGCGATCATGGAGGTACTTCTCATGATGGTCATGCTTATGCAACTTTACAGAGAGGTAGTATAGGAGATGCTTCTGTCACAATAGGTGAATATGATTTTGAAATAGATAGAGTTGCACAATATAACTATAGAGTAAGAAGAATATGGCACGAAGAAGAAGGAGCATGGGCTGTAAGAAGAAGAACTAGTGATTCATGGGTTGGATTTGGACATAATATTTATGTGCCTGCTGGAGTTACTGTGATAGCAAGGTGTGCTTTGAGAGCACCGACTGGTACAAGTTATACATCATATCCAAGAATATATTCTTCTGAACATTTAAGTGCTATTGACGATAATAGAATTGGAAATAGTGGGGCTGGAACTGCAAGAGGTGCTGGTCAGTATTATAATGTTGCATACGACTCTGGTATGATAGGAGATAATTATCAAACTAAGACATTGACCGTTCCTGCTAAAAATTACTCTAGAACCATAAATATTGGTGTGTTTAATTATTATGGTGCAGATCAAGAAGGATATTTTATGAGGGACTTAGAGATTGGTTTAAGTAAACCATATGAGGTAGGTGCCATGGCAACACTTAATAGTACTGCTGAAATTTCATTTGCACCAGAAATTAGAAATAATTTTACAGATTTTAAAATAAGATTAGGAGGAAGGATAAAATAATGTCAGATGATGTATTAATTACCCCAGCAAGTCGTAAAATAGAATTTAAAGACAGTTCAGGTAATGTTGATGGCAAAATAGAATTAAATTCTTCAGGTGATTTAAATATAACTGCACCAGGAGGTGGATTAAATATTGGCGACACTAGTGCTGATGTATACATAGGTGATGGTTCTGCAAATGTAGATATTATCCTTGAACAAAACGGTGAGATAAGAGGAACTACTGGTAGAACTGTTACATTAGGACAGAGTGATAGCAATATTACAGTTAATGCTTTAAATTTTAATACATCAACTTCGACATTATTCAAATCTCAAAATGGTATTACATCAACTAGACTCTCAACAATTACAGGTGGAACATCAGGACAAGAATCAACTTCTACTGCACCTCATACACTTGTTGGAAGTGCTAATGCAAACACTCAATATGCTCTTTTAGCAACTTTACCAGCAACTAGTAATGGTACACTTGACCATATAACTATTGAAGGTGCTATGGGTATATGGAATGAAGCCCATTCCTTTAGAATTAAGATGGGTAGAAGAGATAATTTCACATATGACTATACTATATTTGACCATGACCCAACATTCAGCAGAGCATCAATCGTTGCTTATCAAGCATCTAATGGTACAGTAACAATTCATGCAAAACTTAATGCATCTCAATATGGTAAGATAACTTATACAATTACTCACTCTTATCAAGCAACTGTTGTTGATAAACCGTCTTTAACAACAAGTACACCAGCAGGAACTTTGATATTTGATTCAGATGATACTAGCACTTATCCACCAACAATGAGATTTCCAGATAATCAGAAATTACAATTTGGTGCTGGTAGTGATTTAAATATTTATCATTCTGGCACAAATTCATTTATACAAGAGGGTGGTACTGGTGATTTGTATATACAAAGTGCAACAGTAAATATAACAGATACAAGTTCAACTCCAAGTGGTAAATTTATAGATGGTGGTGCAGTTGAATTATACCACAATGGTACTAAAAAGTTTGAAACCCTATCTACTGGTATAGAAGTTACTGGTGATGTTACAATAAACAATGGAACAAACAAACAAGTTTTTATAAATGCTAATGATGGGAATATTGAAATAACAAGAGCTTCTGGAGGTGCTTTTATTGATTTTAAAAATTCTACATCTGAAGATTATGATGCTAGGCTACAAGAATCTAGTGGTCATATAAATCTTAATGGAAATGCAATTCTTACAACAGGGAATGCTTCTACACCAATAACTACAACATCTTCTAGTGATGCTGACCATGTATTAATTAATGATGGTGGAGTAATGAAAAAAATTACTCCTACTAATTTAGGTATTGGTAGTGGAGGTGGAGGTGGAGGTGCATCTAATTTAAATGGATTATCAGATGTAACTATTAGTTCTGTTCAAAACAATGATTTACTTAAATATAATTCTACTGCTGGAGAATGGCAAAATACAAATTTAGGATTAAGTGTTACTCCAACTTTATCACTTAATGGTGGTGCATATTATAGTGATCAAACTGCTTTTACATTTACAGTTACAAATCACAGTTCGTATGATCTTCCTGCATATTCAGTTGAAGTTAGAAGAGCAGATAATAATAATTTGATATTTAATATGCAAAGTGGTACTGGTTCTAACAATAGTAATTTAGCAATAAGTCTTGAGACAGATCAAGTTCCTCCAGATGGAAGACCAACTGGAGTTATAAATGTTATTACATCGCAGAGTGCTTCTAATTTTGATACTCCTACTACAGACAACTTTAAAGTATTAGTAACTGCTCAAGATTTTGGAGATTTGCAAAGTGAAGTCGCAACATTAAATGTTTCTGTAGTTGCTAGACCTCAAGTTGCATTTACTACTTCCACATACAGATATTGGAGAATTACTGATATGGGTGAGAGAGTCTATTTAATGAATTGGAGAGCATATTCTGCTATAAACCAAGGTGGTACAGAATATCCAGGCACTCTTACTTCAACAACAAACCCTACTAATAAGTTTACTAATAGTTGGACTTCTGATGGGCAAACAAACGTTGCATCAAGTAACCATGCATTTAGTGAAACTTATACAGCTATGGATATGTTTGATAGCAGCCCTGACAGTTCTGGTTATTGGAGTTTATCACCAACTACTACATCTTATTGGAATACTACACCTACTGCTTATGATTATGAGTATATAGAACTTATTTGGGATATGGGAACATCAAGACAAATTAAATCAATGGAATTTAAATTTAATGATCAATATACAGACACAGTTGGCTCTAATGATAATACGTTTATAATTCAAGGTTCAAATGATAATACTAACTGGACTACAGTATGTACAGTTACAGATTCCGATCAAGATTTTAGTGCTTCTTCAGGCACTACAACAGTAAAAGTTTCAGATACGAGTTAAAAAATGGCAAATTTAAAAGACGGATGCAGAGCATCAATATACAAATACGCACCACAATATAGACAAACAAATGCAGCTATGAACGGTGAACATAAGGCTTTTGTAAACAAAGTCATATCTTTTTATAGACAACATTACAGAAGATTAAAAAATGATAAAATTACTGAATGGGTGGATCTTCCACAAGAATATTTAGATGAATACTTTGCTGATTGCCCATACACATTAGATAGTTAAGGAGGATTAAGAGTAATGCTTGGGTTTAGTGCTTTTGCTGAACAACCCTTTTCTTCTGTTGAAGTAATACATTTTGGTACTTCGACACAAAGTTTTAATTTTATACAAACTTCGACAGCGATTAAAACAACGTCTTCTACTGCTGAAATGTCTGCTATTGCTTCTAAGGCATCTGTTGGCGTAGGAATTTTAGTTGGTGAATTAAGTATAGACAGCAACTTTAGTAAATCTACTAATCCTTCTCTTATAGCAGCAGGAACATCTGCTATTCAACTTTTTTCAAATAATACACAGACAACTTCAGCACAAAGAATTAGATTAAGCACTTCAGATCAAAGTATAAACTTCATTAAAACAACTGAAGCTGCAAAAACAACTTCAGCTGTATCAAATATTAGTTCAATCTATTCACAAGTAACTAGTAGTGTTTTATTAGGTTCTTCGTCTGTTACTTTGAGCATTACAAATGTACAAACAACAAATGGTCTAAAGATAGGTGTAAGTTCTGCTGATTTAAATTCTAATTTTATAGATACTGTGAACGGAGTTAAAGTAGCAGTGTCTTCTACAGAAATGAACGCTATTGCATCTAAGGCTAGTGTCGGTGTTGGTATTCTTGGTGGTATAAGCACTGTTAGTAGTGATTTCACAAAAACTACAGACGCTGTAAAAATTGCTTCTGGAAATGCTGAAAAGAGTTTTAATTTTATAAATACAATTGCTGGACAAAAAATACTGACTTCTTCATCTGAAGTTTCAGCAAACTTTATTGAAACAATTTCTGCATCAAGAATAAGATTAGGTGTAAGTGAGCAAAGTGGAGAGTTTACACAGACGACAAATAGTATTAAGATAGGGACAGGTATATCAAGCCAAGAGTTTAATTTTATAAAATCAACTTTAGGTGAGTTATTATACGAAGACGTTATTGATAAAGATAATACTGTTGTTAGTGCAAGGAGAGCTTTAAATTTAAATGTTGCAACTTTTAATCAGATTACACCAAGTGCAAACGAAAGTTACAGTCCAATTACTCCGAGTGGCTCTGAAACTTTTAATCCAATATCACCAAGTGGCTCTGAAAGTTATACAGAAATTACGTCACCAACAACAGAAACATATGAAGAAATAAACGCATGAGGTAAAAATGGCAAGTCAATATACAGATCATAGTGGAATAGAACTTATAGGAGTTGGCGAACAGTCAGGCACTTGGGGAACCACAACCAATAATAATTTAGAAATAATTGATAAAGTTCTTAATGGTGTAACAGATACTGCTGTAACAGGTAATATAGATATAGATGTTCAAGATGGTGACAAAACATCAAATGGACATACAAGAGTTTTAGTATTAACAGGTAATTTAGGTTCTGGAGCCGATGCAACTATAAAACCTGCAACAAGACAAGCTTTTTATATTGTTCACAACAAAACTGGGCAGACCATTACTTTTAAACAAGGCAGTGGTGGCACAGTTGGTAATAGTCGTGCAGTTGAAGTGCCTAATCTAGCAAAAGCTTTTATTTATGCAGACGGAAAAGATAGTGGTGCAGCCGTAGTTGATTTGTTATCAAATGTAGTCTTCGGAGGTGGTCTTATAACTGCAACAACAGCAGAATTAAATTTAATGGACGGTAGTGCAACAACAGCAGGAACAGATGCAGTTGCAGCAGGTGATGGTATTGTAACAAATGATGGTGGTACAATGAAGCAAACTACTGCTGCTACATTTTCTACATACTTTAATCAAAATTTAGTTGAAGTAAAATCACTTGCTACAATTTCTGGTGCATTAAATGTTATAGCAGGTGGAGCAACTTCTGTTTATCAACAAGTCGTAGTTTCTAGTGGCACTCAAACAATAAATGTACAGACCGATAATCTGGTAGCTGGACAATATGTTATTATTGATAAAAAAACTTCAGCAAATAAAATGACAATAAATTGGAATGCTGGTGATGGCAGTACAGCTTTATCTGGAGGAAACGTATCAACAGGGTTAACTTTAGGAGACAGTGTAGACTTTGCTGTTGGAGTGTTTAATGGGACTAGCTTTTCGTTTTCAGAAACAGTCAAATTTTAGGTTTTAAATGGCTATACCTTTAGTATCAAATATCGGTTTTACAGAAGTAACTCAATCTTTAGTGGATAGTAATTCTGGTATTTTAAACGACATAGCTGGGAGCAAAATTAATCTTCCAATACAATATTTTAAATTAGGTGAGAATATTAGTGGCAATTTAACTTTAAATAATGTCGCTAATAATAAAAAAATTATACTAGATACAGATGCTAAAACCATAATTAATGATAATGGTTCACCTTTAACAAATAATTCAAGCACTGCTATGGAATTAAAAGGCACTGGTAATATACAGTCTAACTTAAAGACATCAACTAAAACTATTGATACAACTAGCCATACTGGTACAACTGTTTTTGATAATACAAATGGATCGAATATAGCTGTTGTTTCAGCTTCAACAAGTAACAACACTGAAAACTTTGGGTTTACTAATTACAATAATAATTATACTCCATATCAACTTAGGTCGCCTAGTGGAAAAACTATTACTATAAGTGGCACAGATATAACAAGTAATACTATACTGACGCCTGCTCAAGGAAGAACTGTTATGGGTTCTGATCTTTCAAATGTATCAAATATATATGCAAATAATAATCCTTATGGTGGGTATCAAAGTAATACAGGTCCATATGATCTTTATTCTCTTACTGGAAACTTTGCATTTTCTAGTTCTTTTTCAGGTTATAGGAAAATGGTAGGAATGGCATTAAATAGTTCTTATCAAGGAGATAATACTTCTTTTGCTTATCTGTCTTACAATACGAGTTCAGGACAGATATACAATTCTTTTGCTTATCGGCAAAATAATCAACAAGATGAAGCACCAGTTACTCAGTGGACTCAAACATCTCTTGTTTCAAATCAAGGTAGTCCAATAATAAGTTACATAACAGTTACAGGCGTTACAGTAACTGGAACAGGAAGAACTTTTACTTTTACTAATCTTATGACACAAGCAAGTACAGGTGGCAATGCAGCAACTTACACTTTAAGTGGTGCTGATCCTTTTGATAATGTAACAGTTGGTCATTCAGGTGGTGGTTCAAATACATCTGTCGCTAATAGAAGTTCAACAGATGGCTCCTTTAATATAACATTAACAGTTTCGGGTTCAGATGCTAATAGTAAACCTTATGTATTAGTAGATGTTAACAATGGTACAGGTAGTATAGATACTTCAACACAAGGTTATACTGGAATTCTTTCAACAAAGGTGTATTAATGGCATATACAAGTTTAAAATTTAGACCAGGAATTATATCAGATGTAACATCTTACAGTAATGAGGGTGGTTATATTGATGGGGATAAAATAAGATTTCGTAATGGTTTTCCAGAAAAATTTGGAGGTTGGGTAAAACAAAATAGTAATACCTATCTTGGATCTGCTAGGAGATTACATAACTGGGTTGCTTTAGATGGCTCTGACTTTCTTGGAATAGGCACACATCTTAAATATTATATTGAAGAAGGAGGGCAATTTAATGATATCACTCCAGAAAAAGATCCTACCGCTGCAGGTGAAATAACCTTTTCTGCAACTAATGGTTCAACAACAATTACTGTTACAGATGCAGCACATGGAGCAAACGTAAATGATTTTGTTACCTTTTCTGGAGCAGCAAGTTTAGGAGGATTAATTACAACTAATGTCTTAAATAAAGAATATCAAATCACATCTATTATAAGCTCTAATTCTTATACAATAACATCAAGTGTAGCAGCTAATTCATCTGATACTAGTAACGGTGGATCAAATGTAGTAGGCACTTATCAAATAAACACTGGTCTTGATGCTACGGTTGGTGGTACAGGGTGGGGTGCTGGTCAATGGAGTGGTACGACTGACGGAGCATTAGCCACTCAACTTGACGAAGCGTTAGATGCAAGTGAAACTGGTATTGATGTTGATGAAGAAACAGGAATAACTGACGCAGGAGATGTTATTTTAGTAGATAACGAATTAATGTTAGTTTCTCCAACTACTGATGATAATACTTTGACTGT